AGCCGGTCCAGCCGGTCCTGCGGGTGTTGGCGTACCTCAGACGCTCGCATTAGCAGGTAATCAGCTCTCGCTTTCACACGGCGGGGGTAAGGTTACGCTACCCGCCGGGGGCGGTACGGAGGCGAAAGAACCTACACGTACTTACCTTCTTGATTGGAAACGCTCTAGCGGTGCCGTAGTCCATGGAGGCGGGGCTAACGCGGCGGTGCGGCATTTTATGACTTTCGACCCGAACACCGGGCTTGGTATTGTGCACCTGGATTTCACAGTACCGGAGGGTAAAGTTGTTTCAGGCGCTATGTTTGAGATTCCCGCGAATGGCCCAAAAGCTATTTCACTCGTGGAAGCCCAAACGTACACCCCCGGCGGGAGCGGCATATGGGTTGATGCTAACGGCCGTCAGTTTAAAACTGACGGCATACGCGCGCCGGGTCGGTATATCTTGAACATCGTGGGGTTCTTCACCATGTGATGCACGTATTTTCACTCAGCTTAGGTAGAAAGATGATGGGGTGATTTTTTCTAGTTTCCCACCCGAATTATGGGGGTTTCTTGGGGTTCTGACCGGCGCGGTTATCCCCAGTATCGCGGGTTGGTTGAAAGACCGTGATAGCCATAAGCACGAAACGAACAGGGAGCTTATTCACCTTCTCAACGAACGGTTGAATTTGCAACAAGAGTCGCTAGTGTCTATGGAGAAAGATTTACGCGATGCGCGCGAAAGGTCGTATTTGATGCAAGACCGTTCGCGTCTCGCTGTGTCGTTGGCGGCGGCACACATAACACGCCTTAACGCTCACATTGATATGGGCGCGCCGCCGCCGCCGCCGGATATGCCCTCCGATTTGCAGGGGTACATTCGTGAAATGCTGTGGGATTCCAAGTCCAACAGCGAAAAAATTAGTAAGGAGAAGCATTGTCACGAATAGATAACGCAATTGCGTGGATGGAAGCCCGCCGGGGGCGGGTAACATACTCAATGGAACAGCGGTGGGGGCCTAACTCATACGACTGTTCCTCAGCTGTGTATTACGCTCTGATTCAGGGCGGGTTTTTCCCGCGCGGTACCGCCATTGGTTCCACTGAGTCGCTGTTCAACGACCTGGAGCGTTTCGGGTGGACTCAGGTAGCACCGGATGCGAACGGGAATTATGCTACCCGGCGCGGTGATGTGTTCATTTGGGGTGCACGCGGTGCTTCGTGGGGTGCGAACGGGCACACCGGAATTTTCTGTGATGACTCGGATAACATTATTCACTGCAACTACGGCAATAACGGTATTTCGGTTCAGTCGCACGATAGCTATTGTGCGTTGGCTGGTTGGCCGCCTATCACGATTTATCGTGCGCCGCGTGATTCTGGTGTAGCGCCCCTGTCACGTGCTCAGGTTCAGAATCAGAACCGCAACGGCGGGTGGGTAGCGAAACGCGGCGTGTTCACCGCTAACCGCACCCTTGAGGTGTCGAACGATACTGACCCGAACAGCCCTGCACAGGGCACCTATGAACCCGGCCAGCAGTTCATCTATGACGGCTACCAGGCTGAGAATGGGTACGTGTGGCTTACCTACACTAGCTATTCGGGTGCACGCCGGTACATTGCGGTTGGCCCGGACGATAATAACCCCGGCACCACGTGGGGTTCCGGTTTCTTCAACTAACGAATGGAGTTTGATTTATGAAGAGTCTTTCTAGTGAACAGTGGGCGGCTGTGCGTAAGTTCGCCTACGCCATTATTCCGCTGGTGGGCAACCTGCTTATCGCGCTTGGTTTCATGTCTACTGAGCTGTGGCAGATTGTTTCGGGCATTCTGTTGCAGGTGGTGACTTTCGGTGTGGCGTTCTATAATGTAACTCCCACGAATCCTACCCCGCCCGCCCCGGTCTCTGACGTGGAGCCGGTCTCTGACGTGGAGCCGGGCGCTATCAATCAGCTGTAGCGAGCGCTACTGATAATAAACGCCCCGGCGTGCTATCTACCCTTAGCGCGCCGGGGCGTTTATTTTTGTTTATGCGGTTGTCACCTCTATTCTGTGTAGGCGGCTAAGCGCCAATGTTTTCGTCGCTTCCTGTGCGAATATAGGTGTGCATTCTATGCTTCCTGTTCGCTGTTAGTGGTTTCGTTTGTGGATTGGTTTTGTTCGCGCCGGGTATGCATGATTGCAAGCTGTTCGGCTAACTGCCTTTTGGTGTACATCTGCATGAGCTGGTTTACCATCATCTGGTGTGCGTGGCGTTGCAGTGGCGTGTTGTACAGGCCCTTTTTCTGTTGCCTTATCATGATGACTGATGCGATGGCGGCGATAATGACGATTGCCAGGATAATCATTGTTCGTGCACCTTTCCTATTTCTTGTACCAGAGTTTATATAGCTGTTCCTGGATTTGTTGTGGTGTTTTCCCGTCGATTTGGCGGCGGGTTAGGTTTATTATGTCTGATGCGACGCTTTCTAGTGGGTAGTCGCCTATCTCTACCGGGCCGGTGATTTTCTTCTCTTCGGCTATTGTGGCGACTAGAGCAGCTACCGCATAGGTACGGTCTTCGTATATGGTATCGTTGACGTTCTCCCACAGGATTTCATTGCGAGGCACATATGTATCTAGTTTTAGGGGGCTGTGCCGTATGGAAAATCCTAAATCGTCTTCTTTCCGGGTGCCAATTTTTAGGGTTAGGGCGCTTGTGGTGTCCGTTCCATAAAACTCTATGCGTTTCAGGTCTTCACTGGTGAGGTCTACCCGCTCCGTAATATCAGCTACCCGTACACCAATAGGCGGGGTAACCTTGCAGATGGGTAGGAGCGCCTGTGTATACGTTTGGAGGAACATTGCTAGGTGCTCCGCTGTTATCGGAGCCATCCATCCTACGCCTAACCAGTGTGGGGTTAGAACGTCCCCGTCTGCTTCTTCTCCCGGCGCGTCCACGTGCACAGAGGTTATAACCGCGTTGGATGGTAGTTCGCGTAGTTTCCTTACTGCTATTAGTAGCATGGCTACCCCGCGTTGGTCTAGTGGCTGGTTGTACACGGCCCATTTCAGGTGTTCGGGTATGGTGAACTTATGGGTGTATCCGTCGCTGTCTGTGATGGTGAAGCCCGTAATGTTTTTGGCGGTTTTGGGGTGCTCCCACATGGATAGGCCGTTATGCAGGGTGACTCGTTCGAGGTCCTCTTTGGTTACCGTGATAGCGTGGGTCTCGCATTTCACTGTGCACTTTGAGAAGATACCACGTAACCGCTCTAGCCGTTCTGGCACGGTCTCGTTGTATGGGAATGTTAGCTTGGAGAGTTTTCCGTTCTCTACGTAGCTTACGTATTGTAGGGTTTCCTCGGTGTCTTGTTCTAGCCCGGCGATGATGTCGATGGCGGCTTTGATGCGTGCCAGTTGCTCAGTGTCGAATGGTGAGTTTTCGACGGTCTCCCATGCCTCCCATTCTCCGTTTTCGCGTGTTGCGATGGTGGTCTCGGTGGTGTGTATCCCTGCTAGGTCTTTCTTGGTTAGTATGATTTCCATTAGTTTGTTCCTTTAGATTTCAATGTTTTCTGTGATTAGTTTTACTAGTTTTTCGGGTGGGTATTTGCGTACCCATTCGCCGGTGTAGGGGCCGTACCCGCCGGTGACAAGAACCTGGTAGATGCTTATCCGGTTTGGTAGCGGGTCTACCAGGCCCTTGTCGATGAGTTCCTGTATCCAGTCACCGCGTAAATCGCGGTAGCTAACCCCCGGCACGGTTTCACCCTTTCCGTGTGATTTGGTAAGCGGCGTACCCGCTACAGGCGGCTAAGCCTATAGTCGCTCCGTTGAATCCTACGCCGGTTACGATAGCCGCGATTGCACAGCAGACGGTGAGGAATAAGGCTAGGGTGATGGTGAGTATTTGAAATTTTGTGTACATTTTCTACCACCCGTGCACGTCGTATTCGCTAATGCCGTTGTACAGGTCTTCGTACTCTTCTGGTTCGTTCCCGTCGGATTCTACGGTTACTGTGGTTTGTGAGCGTAGGCCGCGCCCGGCGGTGATGCTGGTGCATTTCCATCCGGGGGTGCGCATGACCGCGTTCAGCAGGTGGCTTTCTAGCAGGTAGGTGTTTCCGGCTACTAGGTGTTTTGGCATGTTCAGGTCTAGCACGTCTGGCAGGTCGGTGTTTGTCAGTTCGTAGTAGCCGTGGCGGTTTTGGCTGTAGGTTATTTCGATTATAGCCATTGCGCTACCTTTCTCTTGTGGTTTCGTTCCCGGGGCTTTCTTCCTTGCCCCGATAATTCAAGTATACGCACTTTAGATTCTTGAAGCAACTCAAAAACAAGATTTTTATTGTGAACTACGGCACACTGCCACATAAGCTAAAAGAAACGGCCCCGGTCACTACAACCGGGGCCGCCAAACCACAAAACAAAGGCGATAGTATTATACACTAAATACGTGAATCGTGCATAAGAACCGCCGCGATATGACGGATTTTCGCAAGACGTTCTTCAACCGTGTTGAACTGATAATAGTCAAGGATATTCTCAAAACACTCAGTAACGTATCCGTCCACCCCGGCGGGTGACATATCCAAGCCGGTTGCGCGGGCCTTCTCCATCTCAGCGGGTGAGTCTTTCCAGATACTCACCGCCATTTGGTCGGTTCCCTTCGCGTCTTCATCACCGCTTAGCCAGCAAGCGTAAAGCAAGCAATAATTCAGCAGGTCTACGATTGTGTCCTGCAACGTATCCCCCGCGCCGGGCACACCTATCCGGTCTACCTTGCGGGCGATGTTCGGCAGAATGCTAAACATCTCGCCGCGCTTTCGCCACGAATCGCCGTAGGCTTTGCCTTTTTCATCCAGCAGAACTAGCGCCTGGATTACCCCGCCAGGTAACGGCTCGCCAATAGTTTCCATAAGTTACCAACCTATCCTTTCCTGTACCTTATGCATTGGTACCCCTCAGCTGAGAGGGGCAACCCTTTGGCCCATTCGGGCCTAAAATATTCATCCCCACCCATGATAGCGGCTACCGCGTCCACGTCGCCGCCGTCAACCAGAATTTCATCATGCACGTGTGCCACGGCGGGTACCCCCATAACGTCCATCTCAACCAGCGCCCACGCGAGCAAATCGCGGGCAACGGCCTGTGTCACATTCTCGGTGAGCCGCCCGCCGTAGGTCTGTACCCGCGTCGGTGTTCGTGCAGACGAATCCAGGAACGAAATTATGTCTCGCATTTCACCGAATTTTTCGGCGCGTATGATGCGTGGTGAGCGGTAGCAGACGGCCCGCCCGCTAGGAAGCTGTATCTGCATTTGGTCGCTATCATCCCGCCGCACCCGTATATGGTCGCCGACGCGGCCACCCCCGGCGCGAAACGCCGTGTCTAGCCGTTTCCAGAACTGCACAATGCGCGGGTTCGCGGCCCGCCACTGCTGGATGTGGTTCTTAATCTCTTCGTCTGTTCCGTCTGCACCCATTGCGCGCATGGATACCAGCCCGCCGCCGTACCCCAATGCGAGTACGGCGACTTTCCCTTTTTGGCGTAGGGCGCGGGCGGACTCATAGTCCACACCGAACATACGGGCCGCCGTCTCTATGTAAATATCGCGCCCGGCGCGGAAAGCGTCTAGCACCCATTGTTCACCTGCCAGCCACGCTAAAACGCGGGCCTCAATCGCGCTATAGTCGCATACCGTGAAAGGCCCTACGAACATGGAGCGCACTAGTTTTTTGAGGTCTTGCGCTGTAACAGTTTCGCCGATTACGGTACGGGTTGCGAGTTCTACCGCCTCGGTGTCGGTTTTCGCCGAATCACGCGCCAGGTTTTGGAGCTGTACACCCTGACCGCTCCAACGGCCCGTGTGCGCACCGAAATAGCGGAAAGAGCCGCGTAACCGCCCGTCTTCACTACAGCGGCGTAATACCGCGTCGTATTTGGACGCGGTGGTTAGCGATGTGTCTTGCCTCAGTTCTAGCACCCGGCGCGCGCGCGCTGGTAGGTCGCCGATTTTTAGGAGGTCTCGGACGGTTTCGGCGCGTATATCGTCCAATACCTCTAGCGCCGGGTGGGGTTGTTGGTTTAGCCAGGCTAGTAGCTGGTTGCGTGAGTTGGGGTTTGCCGCGCCGGTGATTCGCCCAATTTCGGCTAAGGCGCCTGCTTTCACGTCGCAGTTGGCCTCTGATGCGGCGGCGGCCAAAGCCAAATCGGTTTTTATGCCACGGTCGTTTATGCGCGCGTCGGCGCACCAGATTTTAAACTCGCCGGGCGCAAAACCGCCGTGCCGTTTGGTTAGTTCACGGCGAACCTGTCCTAGCACTACCACATCCTGAATACAGTAGGTTTTGAATAGCTCCCAGTCCTCGGGCTTGTCCTCGGGCCGGGTGCGTAGCCCGGTTCGCGGGTTGGGCTTGGAGAAAAGGTTAATGAGCCGCGTACCCGCGCTATCCTTGTGCTCTACCCCTAGCGCGGGTGCCAGACGTTCCAACTTTTGGGGGTACCCCCAATTAGCGGCGATGGCCTGTGTATCCTGCCAGTGCTCAGGATTTAGATATTGCCCGGTGGGTAGCCCGGCTAGGCGTGAGAAGCAGATGCGTTCAAAATTCGCGTTATGCGCGGTCTTCGTTACCGAATCATCCCACAGGCCGGGTACATTCTTTATTTCCTCAGTGTCGGTTGTGATTCGCACGGGCGAATCGTCCACTGAATAGGCGGCCATGAGGATACGAAAACTAGGATGCTCCACGTATGCGTAGACGCCTACTTTTTGAAGGTCCAACTCGCAGTATGTTTCTATGTCGATGTCTAGGTTCTTCATGTTGCTGTGGGCCGGGGTTGTTAGCCCCGGCCCGTTGTTGTCCTTTCTGGTTTAGATTTCGTTTTCGGCTACGATGTTCCAAAACTCAGTTTCGTCTACCTTGACGCTAAACCCGTCTTCGTAGTCTCCCAGTACGGCGTCTGCGATGGCGTCGATGTTGTAGTTTTCGGCGCTTGCATCCCCGGCTTCGATTGCGGCGATGATTTCGCGGTTGATTGCTTCGTTGCGGTTGGTGTAGGTAGCCATTTTAGCTACTCCCTTTCTCTTTGGTGTTTCGTTACCGGGGCTTTCTTCCCCGCCCCGATAATTCAAGTATACGCACTTTAAATTCTTGAATCAACTCAAAAACACGATTTTTATTGTGAACTGTAACACGCAAGAAGCCCCGGCGCTTTCCACACGCCGGGGCTCCAACCACACAAACACGGTTCTGAACTATGGGAACCTACCACGATAACGCACGCGGCGGGCGTAAGAGGGGTACTAAATCAGCTCTTCTTCAGTATCCCCCAAATCGTCAAACAAATCATCTGCCTTGACCGGCGCGCCGCCCGCGAATGGTTCCCCATCCTTTGTTTTCTGCACGGCGACAATTTGGAAACTCACGCCCCGGTTACCGCTAGTGTTGTACGCGAACGCGTCGATAGCGGCGCGGGCGTACACGCCACTGTAGATTTCGCGCGGGTCGATAATCTCGTTGCGTGCACGGTCTACCACCATAGGCGGGTAGTTCGCCCCGGCGCGGGTCGAAATGTACCAGCACCCTTCATATTCGGGCCGGTCTGATTCGTCACCATCACGCAGAGTATCATTCCACGCCTTAGGGATTTTCCCACCAAACTTAGAGTCCTTACCCTTCTCAAGTGCGGCCTGTTGTGCCTTGCGGATTTTTTCCACTGTCACCGCGTCTGATTTCGGAATGACAAGGGTTACGGAGTATTTCGGCTCGTCACCTGAACCGGGGTTAGCGTAAGGCTCGAACAGGTGTGCGAATGAGAGGCGTACCTCGCCGGTGGTGATACGGGTGTTAGACATTTTTACTTCCTATCGTTTTAACTAGTTAATTGCTGGGTTTGACGTGCAGTTTCACACGTACCGATAAATACTCAGTTCGTCATCTGGTGCGAACCGGATACCGTAGGTGAAATAGAACGCATCTACGATTTCGGCTAGGAGCCGCCCGCCTTGGCGTAAGCGGTCTAGCGCGTCTGGTTGAAGCCCGGCGCTGGTGCACATCTTCTCGTTGGACTGGATTCCGTGCACGGCTTTCCACCGTGCCAGTGCTTCAAAGTCTATTGTTACGTCACGTTTCATCTGTGAATAACTCTTTTACTTCCTGTTCCTTGCTGATTGCTTTGCGCCGGTCGGATTCTGGCACTAGTGATGGGCGGCCCTCGGTGAGCTGTAGCGCGTCGCCTAATACATCTGGAAGGTTCTTCTTACCAACCAGCCTATCCAGGTCGGTTACGCCGGCCATTTTTCGGGTTGTGAATTGCTCCAACTCGTACCCGGCGGCCTGTAGCCTCTCAGTTGCCGCGGACGTGTCTGCCACCACCCGGCGCGAACCTGAACGCACAACCTTCCAACCGGGGATGATTTCGCCCTTCTCGTAGGCCAAATCTAGGGAGGTTTCCTCCATGTGCTTTACCCAGGATTTGATTTCTCCAAGGCGTGCCAGGTACCCGGCGCGGTCTTCCAGAGAAATAATGTTAGGGTCGGTATCAAAGGCGACGGCGGTTATGGATTCGGCGCGCGGTTTGCAGATACCTGCGGCGGGGCAAAATTTACAGGCGCTTTCGCTTGGTGCGAACTCTGTGTTTTCGCCGGTGAGGGCTTTTTTAGCCGCCGGGCGGGCGATTTTATCGCGCCACGCTTCCAGGTCTTTTACCGCAATTTCCCACGTGTCGACGTTGTTGATGCGTGGCTGGAACACTGTCATTTTTACCCGCCGGGTCTTTTCCAGCATGTCACGGTATGCCCGTAGCGCCCCTAGCGCGTAGAGCATGAACTGAGGGTTTTCTACGGGGCTAACCTCCACGCCCCGGCCATATTTCAGGTCGATAACATGAATTGTGTCTCCACGAATTATCACCGCGTCACTGGTACCCCAACAACCTTTAATCCCTGTGGCTAGGCGCTGTTCCAGCAGTAGCGCGCCGTCTTCGCCTTTGGCCTCTTCGAGAACGTCAAGGTACCAGGCGACGTAGTCCTGCATCGCTTCGTATTCGCGTTCGGTGGCATCCAGGTCGCCGCCTAGATGTTCTAGCAGTTCGCCGTAGACTTTTTCAAGGTCTGATTCGTAAGTTTCGTGCCCTGGGAGTTTGAACGCCCGGCGGGCTTCTACCTCTGCTAGGCTGTGGGCTATGGTGCCCTCGCGGGCAAAGTCGGATTCTTTGGGCGGCGGGGCTTTTTGGGCCATTTCAACGGACGCGGTGCAGGTTAGCCACCGTGCCGCGCTGGAAGGCCCTAGCGTTGCGTGCTTGGTTGGCATTGGGTTATTCCTCGTTCTCTGCGTTTGCGAGTTCCAGGAATTTGTTTACCTGTTCGCCGGTCATCTTACTGACGCGGTTAGCGCCAACCTCAACTAGTAGCTTTTTGAGCTGTACGACGTTGCCGCTCTGCATCATTTCGGAGGCTAGGGCGGTTGCTTGTGCGAGTTTTTCGGCATCTGCCTTAGCGGGTGTTACCGGCTGTTCTGTCGCATCCACGGTTCCATTAGCGGTTTCCGTAGCGGGGGTTTTTGCCTTACTGGTTCGATGAGCGGCGGGCTTTTCAGCAGCTTCGCTATCGCCCGTATCATTAGACGGTGCATTAGGTTGCGTAGTCGGTTCTTCATTTTTTGGCTCTTCTTTCTTAGCGCGTGCAGGGCGCTTACGTTTAGGCGATTCCTTAGTTTCGGGTTCTGCTACCGTCGCGGTAGCGGGCACGTTCTCGGTGTGAAGCTGGTTCACGATATGCGCCAAAATGTTGTTTTCAACCGGCGACACAAGGCCATCGGCGGTGTTAATTTCAATGGTAATACGCATGTTCATTAACTTCTTTCTCGTTAGTTTCGGGTAAGGGTTTTTCTGTTTCTTACTGCTACACTATTCAACTTTCAAACATCTACAACTTGTATCGTTGATATACCTACTGTACCCCACCGCCCACCCTGTACGCAAACCAGAATTAAAGTGTTTTAGCTCACACTATATGAGGTCTGAATCAACAACCCGAATAAACACCTGCTGACGGCCATAAGCGCCCGACTCACGCGGCACCGGGTGCATAACCCACCCCGGCAAAGTCCTAAGCACCCTCTGAATGTCTGCCATGTCACGTGTCGAATGGTCGCCAATACGGCGGCCCATAACCTCACACCAAACCTGTAACGCGCTCAAAGAGTTCACAGTTTCCGTGCCCGCCGGGGCGAAACCGCCCGCGCTATTCACACGCCACTCAAGACGCTCTTCCAAAGTCAAACCGTCCCACCCAGCAGGTACCAGTGTATCGGCGTATTTCGTAATAAGACCCGTAAGCGGGTCTTCCTGCACATACGGGGCGCGGGCCGCGTTCAACAGCTCAGTCTCTTCAGCGGTAAAATGCAGCTTTTCGCCCTCACACCACATGTGCACCGCTTCAGCCCACACCTGGCTAATATAATCGTCCGTTAGAGCTTCAAAATCAACCTTATTCTTAGCGTGCACGATAAGGAACCGGCGGTTACCATCCTGACGGCGCAAAAATGCAGGGTCATTCGTGGTACCCCAAATCACCGACCGTCGCGGGTAACTAGAAACGGTCGCCGCGAATGGTGCCCTATATTCATCTTTCCTCTGTGTCAAAAATTCCTTAAGCTTGTTAAAATCGGCGGCGCGTAGGGAGTGCCCTTCGTCAGCTGTGACTATCCAGGACTTGCCCATTTTCATGAGGGTATCCTTGTTCCCAATTTCGTCTAGGCTGTTGTACCATCCCTTAGACATTTTCTCTATCCACCACGACTTACCAATACCTTCGCGGCCATAAATCATAAGCATGTTATCCCATTTGATGCCCGGCTCGAAGGTACGGGCGACGGCGGCGACAAGCACCTTACGGGCAACCAGCCGGGTGTGCTCGGAGTCTTCCACGCCGGGTAGGGCGTATTCTACGCGCGGCACCCCATCCCACTCTAAGGACTCCAAATATTCCAAAACGTAATCGTGCTTGCGCTCTTGCACTAAATCCCTCAACACGTGGCGCAAGTGATTTTCGGTCATGCGCAAGCGGTATGTGCGTTCCAGGTGAAGCAGGATTGACGAAAAGTCGTAATCGTCTAGCTGAGTGTCGTTATCGTGCACGTCACGCCACGGGTAGCTACCGGGTGTAAGCTCCATAGTCATACCGCGGACGTTTAGCACTATCCCTTTAAAAATCGGGTCGTTGGCGGTAATCAGGTCTAGGTTCTGTATGGTACCCTCTACCATGCCCGCCTTGGTGCGTGTCAGTTTTTCTACCCACGCGGTAGTATTGCCCGCGTCTTCGATTTCGTCAGAAAAGTTTTCCAGAATCTCTTTGGCCTGTAAGGCTTTAACGCGGGGGTCTTTCCCCGCCAGGGCATTCATGGCCTGTGTTGAAGGGAGACGGTTCACGGGGGTGTTCGCTTTACCCTCATCCAGGTGCCCGAACTTGTGAACCCTCACCAGGTCGAAGGCGCTCATTGCCCTACCCCCGGCGGGGTCGTTCGCATGAAAACTGTAGACAAATCCGGGGTTTTCGGCAACAGGTGCCATACCCGCCTCAGACTTAGCACCGTTCAGGTGGAAGCGGTTAGCCGAAACTTGAGTGTACGGCAACTCGTACACGTCGATTAGCTCAGCCCAGTCTTGGTACGCCTGGCAGAAAAGCCCCGCTACGCCCTTGAGGGTTTTGGGGTCTTTACGCTTCCTAGCGGTCTCAACCACACCCGCGCTAGGGGTCTGTAGCAAGGCGTTATCAATATCTAGCGCCTTTCCCTTGCGAATCAGACACGAATAATTCTTAGGGTCTGACGTGGCGGGCAAGAACATATAACGTTCAGCTTGCGCCGTTGTAGGGTCGAAACAGCTATTACCCAGTAGCTCCATCACTCCACGGCACAGCTCAACGTATTTCGACGGCCCAACCTTCTCAGACAGAGGCATGATAAGCCTATACCGGGGGTTTTCGGGCGTACTGCTGTAGGTGCTGTGCAGGATGTACGCGGTATCGCCAAAAACATTCTCTATACGGCGGTTGAATCCTTCATCCGGGTAATCAACATCCAGGGTGAGGGCGCACCTTGAGACAATGCTACCCTTGTTACGCCGGTTGCCCTCCAATTCGCCGAAAATGTAGTTGCCGGCTTCTTTTTTACGGGCGGGCTTAATCGCGTATTCTGCGAACTCGTTCCATGTTACGGTGCCTTGCGTCCAATGAATCGAATTGCGTAGCGGGGCGGTAGCAAAGTCAAATTTTGTGGTTGGTGTCACGTCCAATTTTCAGGCCTTCCTAAAAATCTTGCAGGTAGTTCATAAGCGCGTCTTGCGCCGTTTCTTTGTTTCTCAGACGGGTTTCTATTATATGGTCTATCGTGTCTTCTGCCATTACCCGATGTATCGTGACGGGGTGTTTTTGCCCCTGCCTGGATAGGCGCTTGTTAGCCTGTTCCCATTCCTCAGTACTCCACGGTAGTGTAGTCCAAACGATAGTATGCCCGCCGTGTTGCAAGTTCAGGCCGTGCCCGATAGACGCGGGGTGGGCGGCTAATACGGGTATTTCGCCCCGGTTCCAAGCGTCAAAAACGCCTTTTTCGTCTGAGGTGTGCACCACCCCGGCGGGTAGCACGGATAGCAGCTCTTCCAGTTCGGCCTTGAAACGATAGAAGACCAGCAGGGGTGAACCCGTGCCCTCGTAGATTTCTAGCACGGCCTTAGCTTTCTCGCTGTGCAGTTTCGTTATCTCAGACCCGCTAAGGTAATCGTCCACATCTGGATAGATAAACCCGGCGCTTATCTGAGAGAGCTTATTCGTCATGACCGCCGCCGTTGATGCCGAATGTATTTTCCCTTGTGCCAGCTCAACGACTAAATCTTTCCGCATCTGTGTGTAGGCGCGCCGGGCGTTTGGCGGTAGCTTTACTTTCACTTCGTTATCTATGACCGGGGGTAAGTCTATTTTCCCGTCGGTCTTCATGGACAAGCAAAAATCACTAATCAAGTCGTACACTCGTACGTCCGCGCCGGGTAGGGCGCGCCACTTGGTGACGTGCCCTTTCCACCCTATAGAGTCCGGTTCAAACCAGCGTTCACGGAATGCCGCTAGGGAACGTCCTAGCGCCCGCCCACCGTCCAGTAGGGCGACTTGCGCCCACAAGTCTAAAAGGCTGTTGGGGGTCGGTGTTCCCGTTAGCCCCCAACAGTGTTGTACGTTGCGCCGTATCCGGTTGGCGCTTTTCCACCGCTTGGAGGTCTTGGACTTGTACCCGCTTAGCTCGTCTAGGATTAGGGTGTTGAACCGGCCCGCTTTCGCGTAAGGCCCTGCGTCGCCCTGCACGTCACGGCTGATAACGTAAATATCTCCGTCTAAGGCTTCCAGTCCGTCGATGCGTGCGCGAGGTGAGCCTGTGCACTGAATCACTTTCAAATCGGGTCGCCATTTCGCGGCTTCCTCACCCCACACGTTCATGGCTACGCGCTTAGGGGCGATTACTAGGGCTGGCAGGTGCGCGGGGGTTAGAGCGGATAGGGTGATTGCGGTCTTACCTAACCCCATGTCTAGAAAGAGGCCGCGCCCGCCGGGGGCGTCGCGTAGGAATTTCACGGCGTCTTGCTGGTAGCTGTGGAGTTTGGGTTTAGTCATTGGTTTTCTTTCGGGTTTTTTTGAATTTTCGTGAACGGCGGTCGCCGCCGTGGGTTGGCCGGGTCGCATACCATTTGTCGATTTGTTCGCGCGTCCAACATGGGGTTGTGCCCGCGTAGATTGCGGGTTTTGGGAGCGGGTGGCGTCGTTCGATTTGGCGGCCCGTGTATTTTGCGATGCCTAGGTATTTTTCGGCGGCTCGCAGGTCAAGGTATTGTTTTGGCATGGTTAGCCCCTTTCGTATAGTTCTCAACCCTTCAAAGCTTAGCACTTTGAAGGGTTGAACCGCAATGTGGTGTTAGCTCAGGTGCGGCAGGTTTACTATTGCGTTTGAGGCGGCGACATCCCAGAATCGGGTTTCGTCGATGACATACCCGCCATTCTCTTTCCTGAGTACCCGCCGGGCTATTGCTTCCACGTCAAACCCGGTTACGGCGTTGGCGAATCGGGTTTCTAGCAGGTCAATAATGCCGCTGTAAATAGCTTCTTCTCTGGTTGCATAGGTATTCATTTCCCTAGTCACCCCATGAGTGGGTGATTTCTGCCAGGTCGCCGCGTAGCAAACCGAATCTGTCTAGCAGTTCGTTTTCGCACCGGGTGTATGGTTCGGATTCGTCTGCACGGTCGCCGCCTTTGCCGTCGGTGAAGCCCGTCAAATCGTCCAGGTCTTCGTTCCCGAATACGAACCCTAACGTGTCAAGCTCGTATTCATCTTCCAGAGTGCTTACCATAAGCCGCGCCAGGTAGTCGTTGCCTTCTTGCGACCAGTCGATAGCGACTTTCGCGCCACGCTCCACGTAGTCAGAGAGAACATCAGGTGCTTCTTCGTGGGTTACCCCGGCGTTGAATAGTTTTTCAAAGTGGTAGAGGCTTTTCATGATTTTGTGTTCCTTCCTTTGGTTGCCCCGGCGCGAGGTTAATCGCGCCGGGGGTGTTTCGTCTGGTGGTTTACCGGATTGCTACGGTGAAAACCGTGTGTGCTTTAGGTTTTGTGAGTTTCTCACTACGAACGTATTTGAACTTGTGCTGGTTGCTTACGTACCCGTAGACCTCACCGCCAAATTTTATCTGTACCCCCGCGATAATAATCCTGGGTAGGTATAGGTCTTTGAACTCTTCAGGTGCGTTCTCTACGCCTTCCTGGTCTAGCTCGTACAGGCCGCGGCCTTTGTGCCAGTAGGTGAACTGGTGTTCTGTAGCCATTTCTCTATTCCTTTGTTTGTGGGTTTCGCCGCTCGTTGCGTCGATAATTCAACTATACACATCTTGAATCGTTGAAACAAATCCATTTCACGTGTTCTCAGTCACAAACGATAGAACGCCCGCTAAGCGGCTTCCGTAACACATGTGGGCGGTTATACCCAATGCACCTTGAAAACCTCTTAGCAGGCGTTCTGTGACGTTCTACAGCAGTTCTAGGGCGGCGACCCTTATGCGGGTTTCAGCTATCCATGCATCTACCCCGGCGCGGCCCTTCGCTACAGCGACGCTCGTTCCTAGCGCCGCCGCCCGCCGGTGCCAGACTTCTTGTGCTTTGGAGAGTCGCCCGGTCTCAGTTTTCAGCTCTACAAGGAACGTGCCCCCGCCGGGGGTAAGTACCAACCTATCGGGCACCCCTCGCTCGGATGGTAGGAATTTGACGGCTTTCCATCCTTCACGGCGGCACGCGTTCAAAAAGTATTTCTCTAGCTCTGCTTCTCTCATGAACCTCAGTGTACCGCGCACAGCCCTCAGAACCGCCGCTAACGGATTTTCTGCACCCGGCGGGCATAATCACCCATCCCGTAACTTCTAACGCCTTAGAACCGCTCTCACGCTAAGACCGCATCCTAGCCGGGGTAGGGCACGCCCAAAGTTTTTTCCGAAAACCCTTGACAAGACTATAACTCATAGGGTATCGCGTGCGCGCGTTCTTCTATTTATTAAGTTATATAGTTATTAACTACCCAATTAAAAATTTCATAGCCGCGCGCGTGCGGGCGCGTACACGCGGGCGCGCGTTCTCTTATTTATTAAGTTAATAAGTTATATACTCTGGCAAATTTTTTAGTTAGGTAGTTTCTTCCGATTTAAAGAGTTTCAAACTTTTATTTTCGTGAATTAGGCTGATTTGGGCGTTGACTAGTATTTTTGCACTTAGTGCAGAAAACGATTAGAGAGGATTAGAGAGGCGAATGCATCAAATGCGAGAACTTAGGCTGCGAATTATTAAAGTGCACTAAACTGCAAGATTGACCTTACCTTTTGGTGCATTTTGGTAATTCGCGGCCTAAGTTGTGTAGTTTAGTGTGTTTGCCTCTCTAATCCTCTCTAATCGTTTTCTGCACTAAGTGCAAAAATACTAGTCAACGCCCAAATCAGCCTAATTACGCGTTTTTATAGTTTTAAGAGTTTTTCTAGAAAATCCCCTGTTTTTACAATTTTCGGCTAACCAGCCAACAGGGTTACAGTTATTGCAGTTAGCACGGCCCACCTCCCCCGGCATGGTTGCACGGTTTGCGACAGGTTTCGCCCCTAAGGCGGCCTTCTTTTAAACCCCGCCGGTTGCGTTGCACCCTGTTTAAGCGAGGCAAAGTTACCGATTCTCTACCATGAGCTTTGTCACAAACAGATTCGTTACCCATGATTCAAGTGCCCAAATGTGGTATTCTTGGTTTATCGGGTTTCCACCCGATACAAGTTCTGAAAACCAACTATCTGATAGGAGCCTATAAGTGGCTACCAATAAATCGCTTCCTCGGGTGCAGGTGCGCACCAGTGATTCGCATCTTGACCTTTTGCATTATCAGTTTCGGGTGCTTGAGACGGCGTTGCCCCCGGCGCGGTCTCTGCGTTATCAGGTTCCCGCTCTGTTGTCAGAGATGGGCGAGTTGTACGGGGTGCTTGCTAAGGAGGTTCGGGACGCTAAGGGTGCACCGAATTACCCGGCGCGTCAAGCCGAATTGGGAGATGTTGCTTATCTTACGGCGATTACTCTGAATGACCTTGGGGTTAAGGCTGTTTCCCCGTCGTATGAGCGTAAGGTAGAGGGGTTTGGTCTCGGTACGGCGTTGAGGGCTGTTGAGGCTCCGTATTGCCCCGGCGTGGTGTTTGGCCCGGCTACTGTGGCGTGTATGAAGTTTCTTGCGCCTAAGGTGCCTAAGCCTTCTTCCGCGCGGGCGACGTTTGCGGGGCATCTGCAGCGGTTGTGGTGTTCCCTGCCTTATCTTGCTGAGGTTCTGTTGGTGGGTTCGCCTGAGTATGCCCCCCGGCGGGCGGCGGCGCGTACTGATGTGGGGGTTGCTCGTTTGCGTGAAAGCCTTTGGCAGGATGTGCTTGCCGCTAATGTGGCTAAGCTGGCAGACCGTAAAGACCGCGGGGTTATTGAAGGAAGCGGGGATTACCGGTGATTCGTATAGTCACCCCGGCGCGTTGGGCTAATGTTGTTTTGGCATTTGGCCTGTCTGCTGTGTGGGGTTTGTCAGTTACATTGCTATCAGTCTTCTATGTTAGGGGTGGTGTGTTGTGAGCAAGTTGGTTAGTTTCGCTTCTAGGGCTGAGGATATTGCGCCGCTGGTTAAGGCGTTGCAGGAGGTTCTTCAGGAGCATGTTGCCCCTGGCACGTCTGTTGTGGTGGCGGCGGGGCCGGGTGCTGATGGGTCTGAGTCGGTGCGTGTGGCTTTGGGGTCTACGTCTAACCCGGTGGGTGTTGAGGTTGAGGAGCGCGCCGATAGGTCTAAGGGTTTTACTGTGTCTATGCCGTATATGGAGAGGTTGGTGTTTTCGGAGTCGCCCCGGCGGGTTGTGCGCCTTGCGGATATGTGGCCCCTGTTTGAGGGTGTGGCTTATCTTACTCTTGATACGCGGCGTGAGATTTCGGAGGCGCGGCGTTCTGGTGTGGATGTTCAGATTCCTGATGTTCCTGTGCCTATGTATGGTACTGAGGCGGTTATCCCGACCGGCCCGGTTGATAGGGTGCTTGCTGACGTGTTCTTGGTTTACTTGTTCGATTATCTGGTGCGTGCTAGGGTTCGTGGGCTCAGGTCTGCTGTGTTTGAGGTTGGTGACACCTCCCGCACCCGGCCGGTTACGGGTTTGGTGCGTTACCCCGGCGTGCTTACGGCGTGTGACGGTAAGAGCGTGGTTGATGCTCTTGAGCTGGTGGCGGGTGAGCTTGCCCGGCGTGGTGTGTCTATGCGTTCTGGTAGTGTGAATGCTCGGTATGGTTTGCCGCGTTATGGGGGTGAATAGGTTGGGTAAGGCTTTGGATGCTATGGGTCTTGCGTGTGCTTGGTTGTTTGTGTCTAATGCGGTTCTGCTGATGACAGGGGTGTTTGGTTTTTGGCTCCCTTCGTTGGTGTTGGGCCTTGAGTGGCTTGGTGTTTTCGCGTCTGCGTGGGTTGTTACTACGGGGGTTATCACTTGCGGTAGTCTCCCCGGCGCGTTGGTGTGGTTGTATGTTTGCGGTCTAACGGAGGGGTAGCTGTGCCTAAGGTTCCTGTTGAGTTTGCTCAGGTAGTTTCTGAGTTGTTTTATGATTATGAGTTGTATCAGCGTCAGCCGTCCGGTAGGTATGCGGTTGAGCGGTACCCGGCGCTTGTGTCTCTGCTGGCTGATTCGTCGAATAGTGGTGGTTCTACTGGTGCTAGTGGTTCTAAGGTGAGTGTGCCTTTGAGCCTGGGTGTTGTGGATTTGAAGGTGCGGCACGGTGTTGGGGATGTTGAGTTGTTCCGCTCCCGATGCCTTGGAATGCTGACGATGGGTACGTACTCCGTTCGGGATTTGGAAGCCTGGCAGGGTCTGCATAAGGACGTTAGGGAGTTGTTTTACCCGCCGGTGAAGGAGTTCACTAGCACGGCGTTATCGTGTACCCGTTGTGGCGGGCGTGGGCTTTGTGGGGTGAATGAGCCTGAGTTTTTGGTGTGGTGCCCGGCGTGTAATCAGACGTGGGGTCTTGAGGATTATGAGGCGGATGTTGTTTCGCAGTTAGCGAATCCTACCCACTAGTGGGTTTGCACTAATACCTTTTAACCGTTATACTTATACCGCACGCTAGTAGTGTAGCCTTTTTGGGGTTTGGTGTTTGACACAAGCGGCCTGGTTCTTTTTGCGCTGGGCCGCTTGTGCGTGCTAGGATATTGGGTGTTCCTGCCACTGGCTGTTTCGTTTTCTTGATGGTTGGTTGATTGGCCCCGGTGTTTGTCTGTTGCGCCGGGGCTTTTCGTTTGCGCCCCTGGCGGGTTTGTGTTTCAAGCGTTTAGCTGTTAGACTTTTGGTATCTGCCTTTTATAATTATTGTCTAGTTATAGAAGTGTAGACACTTGTAGCCATGAAGGAACGGCGGCTTAGGCAGGCCGCCGTTTCGCTTATCCAGGAAGATGTGAGGGTTATGCCAGCTTCACCGGGTAATGGGACTCGCCGTTATATGAAGCTTCGTAAGGTGTTCCTTGCTGAGTGTGAGGCGGCGGGCGCGCCGTGCTGGATTTGTGGACAGGCGATTGATTACCGTGTACCTCATAAAGACCCTGTTTCCGGCGCGGTGAATAAAGAAGCGTTTGAGCTTGACCACGCTTACCCGCGGTCTACGCATCCTGAGCTTGCGGAGGACCCGTCGAACTTTAGGCCGTCGCACCGTGCTTGTAATATTAAGCGGTCTGATGGTAAGGGTGATTTGCCGATGGGTTCGGTTAGTTCCCGGTTCCTGGTTGCTCCCGATACGTCTTATGAGTATGGGTTTTAGTAATTGGTATTCTTTTTTGTTCTAACCAATGGTGTTTTAGAACAGGTGTTCGATGGTATTTTTGCCCCCGGCGGGTGGTGTTTTGTTGGGTTTCGGACGCCCGCCGGTGGGTTAGTTTCTTAAGGGTACTAACCTGGTATTCCGCGGAACATACTCATAAGACGTATCGGGAGCAACCAGGAACCGGGAACTAACCGA